TGGGAACTTGCAGGATATAAACAAGCCTGCCCGCTCCTAAGAAATATAGTCAATCATCTTATCCTGAAGAAGGAACAGGCTCGGTTGTGTCTCTGGATGGAGACAAACTTAAAAGGCAAGTACGTCAGTCAAGAATGTCTGGACACTTGCAGAGAAGAGCTGAAGCTAATGAAGCGTGACTCGCACAGACTAAGTGAAGAGGCTCAAGAAAAGATTCTTGGGATGCTATAGTCGAGCGCACTGTAATGTGCGTAGGAAATGTGGTCTAATGAGACCATCGCAACTTATAAGTCGCGTTTGGTTCTTGGTAATCTCGTAAAGAAAATCCCCTTCAACGGTAAGAAGGGTGATACCCTGCATATCCCGGTTCCGGCTCGCGGCTCGGCTTCTGCCAAGGCTGCCAGCACTCAGGTTACTCTGATTGCTGATACCGCTGGTGTCGTGGATATTAAGATCGACAAGCACTTTGAATACTCGAAGCTGTACGAAGACATCGCAGAGCTTCAGGCCCTTGCTTCTCAGCGCCAGTTCTACACTGACGATGCTGGTTATGCCTTGGCGAAGCGTGTAGATCAGGACTTGCATCTGTTGGGCGCTACCTTCCAGGGTGGTTCTATCGCTGGTGCTACCAACCTGTACGAAGCCGCTGTAATTGGTGGTGACGGCTCTACCACTTTCAGTGGTGCAGCTAATACCAATACTGGTAACGGCTCTGCCCTGACTGATGCGGGTCTGCGTAAGATGATTCAGACCTTGGAAGATCAGGATGTGGATATGTCTACTGTCAATCTGGTTATCCCTCCGGTTGAGGCGAATGTCCTGCGCGGCATCTCTCGCTTCACTGAGCAGGCTTTCCGTGGCGATGGTATGGCTCTGACGACTGGCAAGATTGGCGATCTGTACGGTGTTGGTGTGTACGTCTCTTCCAACTGCCCGTGGATTCACGTTAATAGCGTGACTGGTACTCAGTCTGTCACCTTCTCGTCTGCCTCTCCGACTGGCGCTGCTTATTCGGATGAGTTTGGTCTGACTGTTGACTGGGATACCTCCACCCCGACTGATACCAAGTATCGTGCTGGTATGCTACTGTCCAAGGAAGCTATGGCTCATGCTGAGCAGATGGGTATTCGTACTCAGGCGCAGTACAAGCAGGAATACCTGGGTACGCTGGTTACTTCCGACACCATTTATGGTGTGAAGGAACTGCGTGACTATGGTGCCATTGCGTTCGTTGTGCCTGCCTAACTAATGGTTGGGGGCTTCGGCCCCCTTCCTTAATATCAACTTAGGAGGGACAATATGGCTAATTCTATCGCTGTAAATAGTTCTGAAGCTGTTGGTCCGCAGCAGTTTCAGGGTTTGTTTAGTGAAATTTTCAAGGTGAAGTTCACCGTGACTCAGGATACTGCTGTTGCGTTGAATGACACTGGCGTTATCACTATGATCGTTCCTGGCGTTGCCTTGGGCGACATGGTGATTGGTGCTGATATCAACCTCGATTGGGATGACGGTACGGATCAGGCAGTCATCAGTTATGCAGTGACTGCTGCAAATGTTGTTACCATGTATATCCATGCTGATCTTGGTGAGTTTGCCTCTACGGCCATTAATGGTGCTGTAGGTAAGCTTCTTATCGGTCGCCCGACTTGGTAAATTTTAGTC